GCATTGTCTAGACCGTCTGCATTTGATAGAATCAATGTTCGTAGATTGTTCATTGTTCTTGAAAAGGCGATTTCAACTGCTGCGAAATTCCAGTTGTTTGAATTCAACGATGAGTTTACTCGTGCTCAGTTCAGAAACTTGGTTGAACCATTCTTGAGAGACGTTCAAGGTAGACGTGGTATCACAGATTTCTCTGTTGTTGCAGATGAAACAAATAACACTGGTGAAGTAATTGATAGAAATGAGTTTGTTGCAGACATCTACATCAAACCTGCTCGTTCAATCAACTTCATTACACTTAACTTTATTGCTGTTAGAACTGGTGTTTCTTTCAGTGAGATTGGTGGATAAGGAGATAAAAAATGGCTAGTATTGACGACTTTAAAGCAAACCTTATCGGTGGTGGTGCTCGTGCCAACCAATATCGTGTTATTATTACAACTCCCCCAGCAATCGCAACTGGATTAGACATTAATCGTGCGTCATTCCTGTGTAAGGCAACTTCTTTGCCAGGACAGACAATCGGTGAAGTTCCTGTTCAGTTCAGAGGTAGAACACTTTACCTTGCTGGTGATAGAGAGTTTGAAACATGGACTACAACTGTCATTAATGACACTGACTTCATGGTTCGTAATGCGATGGAACGTTGGATGAATGGTATCAATGACTTGGACGAAAATACAGGACTTGTCAACGTATCTGACTACACTGCTGATATTACAGTAGAACAACTAGATAGAGATGATAACATTCTGAAACAGTATACGATGAGAAACGTATGGCCTACAGCTGTTACACAGATTGACCTATCATACGATACAGCAAACGAAATCGAAACATTTGATGTGACATGGAGATACACTTCATTCACTTCTCCAACAATTTAAGGTTTTACAGACCTACTAAATAGTAGGGTAAAACTTAGGAGACTTATAGTATGGCGGAACTTTTTGGTTTCAGAATTACAAGAGCTAATCAGAGTAAGGGAAGTGATGCATTCACTTCCCCTACCACTGATGACGGCACACTTGACGTAGTTTCGGGTGGAGGTCATTATGCCTCTGTCTTGGACATGGATGGTCGTGACCGTAATGAACTTGACCTAATTCGTAGATATCGTGACATTGCACAACAACCAGAGTGTGATAGTGCAATTGAAGATATTGTAAATGAAGCAATCGTCTCTGATGAAAGAGACCAATCAGTATCAGTATCACTTGACCGTTTAGACGTATCCCCACAAATCAAACAAAAGATTCGTGAAGAGTTCAATGAAATTCTTCACCTTTTAGACTTTAATGCTAAAGGACATGATATCTTTAGACGTTGGTATGTGGATGGAAGAATGTATTACCATAAGGTAATTGATTCAAACAATCCTCGCAAGGGACTTAAAGAACTACGTTACATTGACCCTCGTAAAATTAAGAAGGTTCGTGAAAACAAAAAAGATATTGATAAAAAAACTGGTATTGATGTTGTAAAGAAAGTAGATGATTTCTACATCTACAATGACAAAGGTTGGGAACAAAATGTAGGAACATCTGATGGAATTAAGATTACTTCAGATTCTATTACATACTGTCCATCTGGACTAGTAGATATGTCCAAAGGGACAGTTCTTTCACATCTCAATAAAGCAATTAAACCAGTAAACCAGTTGCGTATGATTGAAGACGCATTGGTTATCTATCGTATTTCTCGTGCTCCAGAGAGACGTATTTTCTACATTGATGTTGGTAACTTACCAAAAATCAAAGCAGAGTCTTATCTGAAGGACGTAATGAATCGTTATCGTAACAAACTTGTTTACGATGCAAGAACTGGTGAAATTCGTGACGACAGAAATCACATGTCTATGTTGGAAGATTTCTGGTTACCTCGTAGAGAAGGTGGTAGAGGAACAGAGATTACTACTTTGCCTGGCGGTTCTAACTTGGGAGAGATTGATGATATCACTTACTTCCAAAAGAAACTGTATCGTTCTTTGAACGTTCCAGTATCTAGACTCGCAGAGGAAAGTGGATTCCAAATCGGACGTTCTGATAATATCACTCGTGACGAATTGAAGTTCACAAAGTTCGTTCAAAGACTTCGTAAAAAATTCTCTGTTATGTTCGCAGACATGCTGAAAACACAACTTGTGTTGAAGGGTGTGATTGCAGTTGAAGAATGGGATACGTTTAAAGAACATATCCAATTTGACTTCTTGCAAGACGGACACTTTACAGAGTTGAAGAATGCAGAAATTCTAAGAGAAAGACTTGACATGTTGGGTCAGATTGAGTCATATGTCGGTCAGTATTTCTCTAAAGAATATGTAAGAAAACACGTTCTCAGAATGTCCGATGAGGAGATTGAAGAAATTGAGAACCAAATTAAAGATGAATCTGGTGGAGATATGGGTGGAGAGGGTGCCGATGATGGTATGTTTGCACACAATGACCCCACTAAAGGAGATAATAAATAATGGAACAAGTAAGAAACTTTGTAGATGCAATTGCATCTGGTGATAACCTAGAAGCAGAAGCACAATTCAACCAAGCACTTTCACAGAAGGTTGGAGATGCTCTGGAAACAAAAAGACAAGAAGTTGCAAATACACTTGTAACTGGACATGTGCCACAGGATAAAGAAAACAGTGACTAAACTATTCTCGCAGTTTCAAAAGGAACTACCAGAAAAAGATGAACACAAAATGTCTAGGGAGTATAAGAAGTTATCTCCCAAGATGAAAGATGCTGTGGACGCAATTTTTAAGGAAATGGAGTCCAAACCCTCAGATTTCCTAAATAGTTTTGATAAAACAATAAATAATGTCTCAAAGAAGTATAAGGTTCCGCAAAAGAAACTTATGGACTACTTTGAGAATGAAGTATTAACGGTAATGTAAGGACTAGGACAATGCAAGTAAAAGGAACAGCAACTGACCTCGCAACTGGAACCACAGGGTTCGTGGGTGCTGGTGCAGTTTGGGTATTCAACACTGGTTCTGCTCAAGTAGTCACAGTTCGTAACTCAGCAGACGATGCAGACGTAGGAACTATCTATGTTGGTGCTGGTGCTGGCATTGTTATCCACTTGGAAACAGGGCAAGGGTTGCGTGGTGCAACTACCTTGAAGGGAACAAAAATTACGAATTCGGGGTATTAAGACATGAAACTTATTGCAGAACAGATACAAGAAGTAGAATACATCGTTGAAGAAAAAGACGGTGGTAATAAAGAAATGAAGATTCGTGGAATCTTCATGCAGGCAGACATGAAAAACCGTAATGGTCGTGTCTACCCAATGAACGTGTTGACAAAAGAAGTCGCACGTTATAATAAAGAATTTGTTGCTGAAGGTCGTGCGTTTGGGGAACTGGGTCATCCAGAAGGCCCTACTGTCAATCTTGACAGGGTATCGCACATGATAACTAAACTGGAAGCTGATGGGAAGAACTTTATCGGTGAGGCGAAACTGCTCTCAACTCCGATGGGGGAAATTGCGAAAGCACTAATCAAAGACGGTGGTAAACTCGGTGTCTCTTCAAGAGGTATGGGTTCACTAGAGTCTAGGAGTGGTGCAAATTATGTGAAAGATGATTTTTATCTTGCCACTGCGGCAGATATTGTTGCAGACCCTTCTGCACCTCAAGCCTTCGTTGAAGGTATTATGGAAGGTAAAGAATGGATTTGGGACAATGGAATACTTAAAGAAGTAGAGATTCAAAACATCAAAAATGACATTAATGAAGGTGTAAGACGTAAACAGTCAAATGTTTCCGCACTTGCCTTTGCAAAATTTTTGTCAAAACTTTAATCATTATAAATATGTTAAGATAACAACTCAAGGAGAATCTTCAAATGTCAGAACTAGACAAGACAATTGAGGAACTAGAAGCGGAAGTCCAAGCAGAGCTTGAAGAAGCAAAGCAACCTACGGACGGTGCCGACAAAGGTGACTCAAAAATGGAAAAAGTGGAAGGTGAAGTTCAAGACCTTGGCAAAGCAGTTGTATCCCCAGATGAGAAGAAAGGTGCTGATGCCGCAAAAGCAACAAAACCTGTCAAAGATGCTCAGAATAAGGGTGCAAAAGATGCCAAAGGCGATGACGAACCTACCAAGATTAAAGAACCTCTCGCAGCTGGTCATGAAGTTGACCATGATGGTGAGGAGTTGGAAGAAGGTCGTATGACTAAATCCGAAATGATTAACGCAATGTATGAGAAAATCAAGAAGATGGAAGGTATGAAAGCAACGGATATCCAAGCTGCATACGGTGCCATGATGAAAGATGAATCTATGGACGATGAAGAAGAGAAGATGGATGAATCTACTCTTGAAGAACGTCTTGCAGGCGTTGACGTTTCTGAAGACGTAACTGCTCTAACAGAAGGTGAAGACCTTTCTGAAGAATTCAAGGGCAAGGCTGCAACTATTTTTGAAGCTGCGGTCAAGTCAAAACTTCGTTCTGAAGTCGAAAGAATTGAGTCTGCAAAGACACAAGAAGTCGCTGAAGAAATCAACAGAGTGCGTGATGAATTGACTGAAAAAGTTGATGCATACATGAACTACGTTGTAGAAGAGTGGATGAAAGAAAACGAACTCGCAATTGAGAGAGGTCTCAAAGGTGAGATTGCAGAAGACTTCATCACTGGACTAAAAGGTTTGTTTGAAGAACATTACATTGATGTTCCAGACGAAAAGTATGACATTCTAGAGGCACAGTCTGAAAAGATTGACGAACTAGAGTCTAAGATTAACGAACAAATTGAGAAGTCTGCTTCTTTGAAAAAAGAAAATGACCAACTAGTTCGTGAGTCTGTTTTTGCAAAAGTCTCTTCTGACCTCGCTGATACAGAGGTAGAGAAGTTTAAGTCTCTTGCAGAAGATGTTGATTTTAACGGTGAAGAATCATTCACTGAAAAACTCAACACGCTCAAGGAAAGTTATTTCCCTAAAGCAACTGCTATCGCTGAATCTGTAGACTCTGAAACCGATGGTGACGATTCTTACGATACAACTGGTGCAATGGCCGCTTACATGGCTGCTATCAGTAAAAATGTAAAGCGAGCTAAATAATCCAATATGAAAATTGCGGATTGTATAAATATTATAAAGAAAAACTCAATTAAGGAGAAATGAAAATGTTCCAAACAGAACATCTACAGGAAAAGTGGCAGCCAGTCCTCGAGCATAATGATTTGCCTGAAATCAAAGATGCGTATCGTAGAGCTGTAACCACTGTTATCCTAGAAAACCAAGAAAAAGCACTTCGTGAGGACTCTTCGTTCTTGTCAGAAGCTGCACCAACTAACGCAACAGGTAACTCTGTTGACAACTGGGATCCAATTCTTATCTCATTGGTAAGACGTGCAATGCCTAACCTCATCGCTTATGATGTGGCAGGTGTTCAACCGATGACAGGGCCAACTGGTCTTATCTTCGCAATGCGTTCTCGTTACACTAACCAGACTGGTTCTGAGTCTATGTTCAATGAAGCAGACACAGATTTCTCTGGTGCTGGAACACAAGCAGGAACTAACCCTGCTCTGTTGAACGATGCAACTCCAGGCACATACACAAACGGAACTGGTATGACCACTGCTGCTGCTGAAGCAAAAGGTGATTCTGCTGGTAACTCGTTTGCTGAAATGGCGTTCTCAATTGAGAAGCAAACTGTGACTGCAAAGTCTCGTGCTCTCAAAGCAGAATACACAATGGAACTTGCACAAGACCTTAAAGCAATTCATGGTCTTGACGCAGAGACAGAACTTGCAAACATCCTTTCTGCTGAAATTCTTGCAGAAATTAACCGTGAAGTTGTTAGAACTATCTACACAACTGCTGTTAAAGGTGCTGCGAATGATACTGCAACTGCTGGTGTCTTCGACATGGATGTTGACTCAAATGGTCGTTGGTCAGTTGAGAAGTTCAAAGGACTTATGTTCCAAGTTGAACGTGATGCTAACGCAATCGCACAACAAACTCGTAGAGGTAAAGGTAACATCATTATCTGTTCTTCAGACGTTGCGTCTGCACTTCAGATGGCTGGTGTTCTTGATACATCCCCTGCTCTTAACAACAACCTTAACGTTGATGATGCTGGTAACACATTTGCTGGTGTTCTTAACGGACGTTACAAGGTATACATTGACCCATACAGTGCAAACACTGCTGACAAGCAATACTACACTGTAGGTTATAAGGGAACTTCCCCTTATGATGCTGGTCTCTTCTACTGCCCATATGTTCCACTACAGATGGTTCGTGCAGTTGGTGAGAACACGTTCCAACCGAAAATTGGCTTCAAGACTCGTTATGGTCTGACTGCTAATCCTTTCGCACAAGGAACAACTGCTGGTCTTGGTGCTTTGACTGCTAACACGAACCTCTACTACCGTAGAGTTCAAGTTACAAACATCATGTAACAATAAGAGTTGAGTTAAATCAACCGATTTTAGGGGAGTCTTCGGACTCCCCTTTTTTTATGCTTATAAATAGTGGTATAAAAGGAAACAATTATGGCACTACAGAGTAATCTACTTAATAGACAACCAGACAATTTCGACTTTGCTAGACCTACGCAATTTCGTTTTGACTTGTTAAAAATTCCCAATACTCAGTATCATATTACTGAGGTCAATCTTCCAGGCATTGCGTTTGGTGGAGATGCAGTGATGAATTCTCGTTACACTTCTATGCCATTTATGGGAGATACTTTGGATTTTAGTCCACTGGAAATTCAGTTTCTTGTTCAAGAGAATCTTCAAAACTGGAGAGAAATTTATGATTGGATGATTGGTATTGGTTTTCCTAAAAGTCCAACACAATTTGAAAATGCAGTCAATGAGGCAACACAAGAGGGTTATACAGAACCAACTAATAATAGTCTGACCAATCCTAATGTATTGACTAGTGATGCGACATTAACAATCTTGACAAATAAGAATAATCCTGTTATACAGATAGATTTTAAGAACATGTATCCCACTTCTTTGAGTGGACTTACATTTAATACACAGGATACAGATGCGTCACCAATGACTTCATCTGTTACAATGAACTACGATTTCTACGAAATCAGAGTTTTATAAATAAGTATGAGCAGATGATAAGGTTGACTTGAACAATCAACTTTTGAGTCTTCTTCGTAAGATAACATAGAACAGCAAGTTCTAACCAATCAACTGCTCACTTTATAATTAAGGATGTGAAATATTATGACACTAGATGAACTTCAGCAGATGGCTGAAAAAGACCTAAAGATGGATGACTTAGAACTCGCAGATGAGTCTCTGAAGTCAGCATCACTTCACCAAAAATATCTATCAATCTACAATAACTTTAGACATTTACATCTCATGTCTGAGGGGAACTATAACGTTCTCAAAAGACAGAAGTGGGAATACTACTCTGGTAAATCAGACCCAGAAGTCTATCGTGACAAACCCTTTGACCATAAAATTCTAAAACAAGACATTCCTCTTTATCTAGATGCAGATGAAGAGTTGATTGCGTCTTACCGTAAAAGGGAACACTATAAGTATTGCATGGACACATGTGAACGTATTCTAAAACAAATTCAACAACGTGGTTGGGATATCAAAAACGCAATAGAATGGCGTAAGTTTCTTGACGGTGCTGTCTAATGACACACATCTCCAAGAAGAATGAAGTGTATCTCTATGTAGATACTGAACGAAGCACTGCTCGTGCTTTGTCTGATTTCTTCACGTTTGAAGTGCCAGGGGCAAAGTTTATGCCGGCATATCGAAACCGTATTTGGGACGGTAAAATTAGATTATTCTCTCCAGCAACTGGAGAACTTTATCATGGACTTCTACCATATCTTGAAAAATGGTTAGAAGATTATGGTGAAGAGTTTACAAAAGATGAGGAGTTAAATGATGAAAAACAAATCGACAGACCCATACTTGATGGATTCATTAGGGGACTTAGACTTAGAAATAATGGAAGAAGTATCAAACCTCGTGACTATCAAGTTGATGCCGTGGAGCATTCTATCAGAAAACATCGTGCCCTTCTGCTTAGTCCCACTGCATCTGGCAAATCTCTTATCATATACATCTTAGTGAGGTATTATATGTTGCTTTTAGAAGGAAAAGCAACTGATAAGATTCTTATTCTTGTTCCAACAACATCTCTGGTAGAACAGATGTATTCTGATTTTATCGACTATGGATGGTTGGAAACTCACATGCAAAAGATATACAGTGGACATGATAAGAATGTCACTAAACGTGTTGTCATTTCTACTTGGCAGTCAATATACAAATTCCCCAAAAAATATTTTGAACAATTTGGTATGGTTGTAGGAGACGAAGCACATCTATTCAAAGCAAAGTCTCTG